AACAGAACTAGACGCAGCAATACTTTACCTTACAGCAGGTGATGTAGCAGGAACTAACGATGCACATAGTATCGCAGGTATTAGTGTATTAACAGAATCAGGTGTATTCACAAGTGGAACAACTGACAATGTACAAGTTTCAATCCAAGGAACAGGCGTAGCAACAATGGCATCTAACTTTGGTACTGGTTCAACTGGCATAACAGCAACATTACTTGCTGACTTTGATCAAACTCCAGCTTAATAGATTCTAACTACCTTAGAATCGTGATTATGGCCGTAATGGCAAGCGTCACACTAAAGAGTCACTTTTTAAGTGGCTCTTTTTTTATGACTGTAAATACAGTATGAAAGTTACCTTAACAACATTAATAGATATAACAGAAACTAAAGCTCGACGTGGCGATAACAATTTTGCAGTTAATCAACAAGCAAACTATATGACACTAATACAAACTGCAGGGTTGAGGGTTAACTTAGACCCGATTTCATTAGTAATAAACAAAAGTAATATTGATAACTTAAAATTTGGCTCAGAGTTTAAAGGCGTACATAAGTATTGGACATTTAAATTTAAGCACGAAATTATTGACGGATTGACTTTAGACTTATTAGAGAATGATTATGATTTAGTTCCAATAATAGACAACTTGTCTGAAACAGCTACATTTAAAAATGCAGTATTTAGAACAACAGACAATAAAAAACGCAATATATTTTTTGAAATTGATAACATTGAATAACTACATAGATAATTATTAACTAGATGTATTATAAATACTATTGTTGAAGACTACGTACTTCCAAAAGGCAATTTTATAATACACACTAAAGGCTAACGATAAGTTTACTTTAATTAAGAGAGAGATGTATAAAATGGCCACCGCCTTAGAGAAAAAGAATTTAGAAGCACACGTTGACCTATGTCAACAACGATACGAACAACTAGACGGGCGTCTTACAAAAATCGAAGCAAAAGTAGAACATATCCATACTGATATAGTTCACGGAAATAAGTCAATGATCAAAGTATTATTTGGCGCAACAGCTACAATTATTACAGGCTTACTGTCAACCATTATAGTTGTAATAATGAACTTACCGTCCTAACAAATGGTTACTTACTGTTTTATATTAGGCATATGGGCATTACTATTAATTCCTATACTATGTTATCTTTATAAAAAGTATAAAAAACCTCATTTACATCGTAACTAACATTAGCATACTAAATTTAGGTAAATAACTATATGTTATTAAGAGATATCACATCTGACGATTACCAAGTAGACGAAGGTCTTGTTTGGGCAAGAGCTGGCAATAATGTCGTGCGTAAATATAGATGTATAGGCGGCCAAAGGAACGGGCGTATAGTATCTAATGTTGCAAAATGTTATGTTAAGATAGATCCTAAGAAACGTGCTAACATGAAAAGGATGAAAGCAAGGTTAGGTAATAAAATAGTCCGAAAAACTAAGAGAACTAAGAGAACTAACCCAGCAAGTAAAAGAGTTCAAATGATGAATAAATCAGCAAGCCGGAGACGCTAAGATGTTGATTCGATCTATAACAAATGAAAACATGCACGTAATGGAAGAGCTAGTTTGGTCGCGTGGCGGCGGCAAACAAGTAAGAAAATATAGATGCACTAGCGGAGTACGAAAAGGTCGAACAATGGCATCACCTGCTTCCTGTAACAAACCACTTAATAATGTAAAAAGTCAAACACTTAAACGAACTAAAGCAGCAAAAGGTGGTAAAATTAAAATGACTGGCATTAGAACTAGAAAACAAAATGTTAGATCATATCGTTTAGCAACGTTAAATAAGCCAACTAATAACAGTCGCGGAGGTAGAATATAATGAGAATCCGTGAGATAACAGAAAATATACCAGAAGCACCAGAAGACAACATCAATAAGAAGATAGTACAAAAAGCTCAAAGTATGATGAAGCCTAGGTATAGTAGCGAAATAGCGGCTATGGTTGAAGATGAGTTTGAAGCTATCAGAGACGCTGCACTTAAAAAGTTTAAAGAAGCAAATGGTACTATATCACTTTACACAGCTTATGTTTTAGTCATAGAAGATCAGTTTCCAGAAATACCATATCCTGGGGTAGTGTTTCAATATATGACAGATCCTATAGATCCTAATCATCAAAATCTTGTACCACAAGAGGCTGAAGATGGTAGCTGGGCGGATAGAATTGAAAAAGAATATCAACAGAATCCTAACAGTGACGGGTTTGATCCTTTAATCAAAGGTAGATGGTTTGCTATTAAAGCAGATAGAGACAGTTACATGAATCAGGGAATGGAGCCAGAGGATGCATTAGATAAGGCAGCAGAGAGACATGGTGTAGATCCTGAAGAGTTAGAAAAATGGATAGAGGCTGGTAATGCATCTAAGTTCAAAGAAAACAGTCGTGGAGGTAGAATATAATGAGATTCCGTGAGATAACAGAAACAGGCATGCCCCAAATACAAACTGTACAAGTCGCACAAGCAGTAATGCCAGATGGTAGTATAGCACCTATAGATACTGACATTGGTAAAAAAGATACTGGCACTGTTTTCCAAGACACAGAAGGAAATTTAGGAATTGCAGAGCCAGGCAAGGCATTAGAACCAGGACAAACCGCCGCAGATAAAAACTTATTAAAAGATCCAAATAAATTAAAAATGACGATGGATAAACAAATAAAAGATGCTGCAAAAAAACAAGCTGATCAAGCAAAGAATCCTAATGCACAACCACAGGCAACAGGAACATCCGGAACATCCGGAACAGTTTAATGAAAATGTCAGACCTTATTAAAGGTACCTATATCACAAACGAAGAAGCAAGTATTATGCAGAAACTCAATGGAGAAAGCCCATTAGCTGGGTTTTCTGAAAGAGATCAAGTCATAATCGAAGGTTTAATACGTAAGAGTTTGGTAAGTAAGATTAAGAACGGTTCAACTATATTGGTGGTAAAAAATGGCGAGAGTACAAGCTGACAGTAAAATCATTGATGAATTAAATGATTTAATAAATCAAAATATAGACGTGTCTTTGTTTCCTTATAAAAAAGGAAATAGTATTCGTATAGGAAGTTTTGCTATACGAAAAAAGAAAAGTCAATATATAGTTATTAATTGTAAAGAAAATAAGATAGTTGAACAATGTTTCTCTCAACCAGCTGCAATAGCAATAGCTAAAAGAATGTCAAAAGGTGATGAAGGTCGAACTAACGATATTATGCTATTAGACCAACAATTACAAAAAAACTTTGTAGATTGTATATTTTATTCACATACGATTGAAAATACTAAAGACTTATTGAAAAGAGAAGCAACATTTGATCGGTACGATATAGCAAAATATAGGGTAGAAGATGCCACGGCGGCACTAGAATGCCACATCTTTAGATAAATAAAAGTAACTAATACAAAGTATTAAGGAAAGCTAAAATGAAATTAAGTCAGATCACAAAACCAGTTACAGCGAAGAGCTTAAACGAAACACTAGCTAGGCGCTTTGGAAAAAAGATTAACGTTGATACTTTTACCAATGAGCAGTTAGAAGATGCACGTAATAGATTACGTACACAACTTTCTAATATTGAAACTACAGAGAGTTTTGATAAGGTACACTCTAGTAACAACTATCAAAAGTCTAAGTTATTCTTAGATGTTATTAATGCTACTATTGACGAGCGTGGAACAGTTATTGAAGGCGAAGTGCCAGCTGGATTGAAAGCATATCAAGACAAGAAAAAAGGCAAGAAGCCAGCAGATAAGAAAGACGATAAGCCAAAGAACGCCAAAGGAAAAATGCCAATGGATGCAGGCAAAGACGGCAAAAAAGGTACTAAAGACGATAAGCCAGCTTTCTTAAAGAAAGAATCAGTAGTACGTGAAGGCAAAGAGGACGAAGCAGAATTAGTTATGGCTTCCAAGGACATGGTAGATAGAGTTACTGGTTGGATGGAAGACACAGCAGAAATGCAAACAGAATCAATGCTAGAACTTGCTGATGCTATTAGAGATGAATTAGGCTTAGAACAGTCAGACGCATTTGTTCAAACAGTTAAGCCAGCACTAGAAGCAATGTATGACGTTATGGAAACTACACGAGCTGCACTTACACAAGGTGTAGGATTGTTAACAGGTGAAGGCAGAACATTACCAGATACAATGGGAGCTGAACCAGCAGACGCAGAAGCACCAGCAGACGCAGACATGGACGCAGACATGGAACCAACAGTAGCCGCAGATGACTTTGCAGCAGCAGCACCGGCAGCAGGTGGCGCAGAAGACGCAGGTCGAGCTAAACGAGAGTCACTTGAACGTTCACGTAGAGTTGGACAGATATTAGCCGGTTCAAAAAAAAAGTCCTAGAGGCTGAAGAAGGCCCTAGCAAGCTCGTACAATTATTAAGAACAATAATAAGCAGTGCCGATTCAACTGGAACTTCGGTATTCTTACCATTTACAAAAATTGATAAAACAGCAAGAGATGAACTAGCAACATCGTATCCAGGTGCAAAACTATTAGACATCAACAAACTTATGCAAAACATAGGCGGCGAACAATTTGACTACGGTACATTTAAAGCTGCTTATGATACTGATCCTAGAGTAAAGACTATGGTAAAGAACTTTAGCGAAAAAGGTATTGAACCAAAAACTAAAAAAGCAGGTACTGATACTCCACAAGCAGACGGCCAGCCAGGTGATACTACGGTAGCAAACATGGCTAAGTCAGCAACTGATGTTGGTGCAACACTCTAAAATAAAACTTGACATGTTGAATCTTAGAGCGTATAATAAACGTAATAAGGAAACAATATGACAATACGAACAGACGAAGAAATAATCACACAGATTAAAGAATTAATTGAAACGCAAGTAAAACCTGCAGTAGCTGGCCACGGCGGAGTAATTGAATTTATTAGTTACAACGAAGGAACTCTCTTAGTTGAACTAGGCGGTGCATGCTCTGGATGTGCTAGTAGTAGCATTACACTTAAACTAGGTGTAGAACAGATGGTTATGCATTACGTACCTGAAGTAACCAAACTTGAATCTCGAGATGATCAAAACTCTACTATTGATCCTTATTATAGCCAATCACAGTTCGATGAACCCTGGGAATGACGATAACGGAGTGTAAATGAGTTTAATAACAAAGAAGTACGATTATCAACCAATATCACGTAAACAAGTAGACGGCAAACGCAAGTACATGACACCTGACGGTGGTGCTGTAGCAAGTGTTACAACAATCTTAGATGCTACTAGCGACAAGACTGGACTTATGATGTGGCGCAAACGTGTAGGCGAAAAGAAAGCACAGGAAGTTGTTACCGAAGCCGCAGGTGTTGGTACACGTATGCACAAGTATCTTGAAGACTACGTTGACTTTGGTGAACTACCTACCCCTGGAAGCAATCCGTTTGCTAAAAAAGCACACAAGATGGCTGAGGAAGTAGTTAAACATGCTATGTGCGATGTAGATGAGATCTGGGGGAGTGAAGTTGCTCTTTATGTTCCGCAGATGTATGCAGGCACAACTGACTTAGTTGGACAGTACAAAGGTCAACCCTGTATTATGGACTTTAAACAAACTAACAAGCCAAAGAAGCTAGAGTATGTACAAAACTATTTCTTACAGTTAGTAGCATATGCAGAAGGTCACAACGAAATCTACGGTACTAACATCAGTGAAGGACATATCTTTATGTGTAGTCGCGGTGATGATGGCATGGAACTAGGCGGAGAAACATATCAGCAATTTGATGTATGGCCACATGAATACAACGACTGGCGTACTGAATGGTACAATAGAGTCTATACTTATTACGAGAAACATAATGCTTGAACAAAAACTATATCACCATACACACAATGTAACAGGCAAGAAATATCTAGGCCAGACTACTAGAGATTTAAGTGTTTACAAAGGTTCGAGTGATGACTGGCTTGCTCACTTAGACGAGTATGGAGATGATTATAGTACTGAGATACTTTTTGAATCTAAGGATACGGAAAAGTTTCAAGAAGTTTGCAAACATTATAGTGACAGATTCAACATAGTACAAAGTCCTAATTATTTTAACAAAGTAGCAGAATACGGGGGTTCACTCGGCGGCCAGGCAAACCCTAACCACAAGACTGGAAAGTTTACAGGACGTTTAGATAATCCTGAGCTATACAAACAATTAGATAATCAAAAACATGCCGACACTTGGGTAGTGAGACGTCCGGGCTTTTGGTCTGCGGCACACTGTCGAATGAATTTCTTTACTGCAAAGAAGTCTAGAGATAGAGAAACTGCCAAATATTGGTGGAATAAGTGGTACAGCCTGGCTCCTAAGAAAGGTAATGGCAAAGGAGCTCTTTGGACAACTGATACATTCGAAATGTGGTACCACCGACAAGGCAACGATACAGGCTTTAGGGCTAAATATGTATAATAACACAATAAGGAGAATTTAACGTGGCTGTTGTACAGATATCAAAAATACAAATTCGCAGAGGACAAAAAAACGCAGGGTCCGGTATTCCGCAACTATCCAGTGGTGAAATGGGATGGGCGATTGACTCGCAGGAATTATATGTTGGTAACGGTGCAGTATCAGAAGGTGCTCCAAGAGTTGGAAACACTAAAGTTTTAACAGAACATGATAATCTGTTTACACTAATTGATACTTATGGTTATCGTACTAACGATCCATATGTAATTACTGGTGACTCAGCAGCAAATCCAATCAAACGAACATTACAAGATAGACTAGATGATACTGTTACAGGTAGAGCATTTGATCTTAATGGTATTGAAGGTGCAGATGCAACAATTAAATTGCAAAATGCAATTGACCAATTATATTTAAATGCTTCATCACTAGGAACAGCACAGAGTAGAGTAACACTAGTTTTAGAACCTGGAATTTATAGTACAACCAACACAATTTATCTTCCACCTTTTACTACAATAGTTGGTGCTGGCTCAGATAAAACTATTATTAAGAAAACAACTACAGGTGATATATTTAGAACAGAAAATCAATTAACTATTGGTGCAAACAAAGCAACTAGAGCAGACGATAGTGGGTCTAGTCTTATATTACAAGCAAGAAACATTAGACTTGAAGGATTAACATTACAAACAACTATAGCAGGCAGTAAAGGGTTAGTGCTACAATCTTGCAGAGACAGTATTTTTAAAGATATAAAGATTGAAGGTCCTTGGACATCAGGAGATACTATTCCGGCAGACTACTTGTCAGACATTGGAATTGAATTAAACAGTTTAAGTGGGTCAGTAGAAACAACTGGAAACTTGTTTGAAAAAATTGAAGTAACAGGATATGGTTACGGAGTAATGAGTAATTGGGATATTAATAATAATACTTGGACAACTTGCAAATTTAACAATTTAGGATACGGCATTATCTTTGGTATTAATATGATAGTTGGAGCTTCATCAACTGGACAATCAACAGGCCCTGTAAATAATTTAATTATTCAGTCAGAGTTTAATAGTATTAACAAGCAAGGTATCTTAATTCATAAAGGTACAAACAATACTAGTTCACATAACTCTTTTGTTCTTGTAGGGAATGACGGATCAACAGATGCTAATCCAAATTGTTCTATAATTAAGTACACTATTATTGGAAACTCTTCAACTGAAAACTATTTTTCAAGAACAAAAGAATTATCGTATACTCCAGCTAACCTTACGGGTAAAGTATATCATCCTGAAGTAGAAAATTCCGGAGTATGGAGTTGGAAAGAAGGACACAGTATCACACTTGGAGCTGGTACCGGAATTAAAATAATTAGACTACCAGCATATATAAATCAAAGTTTTGAAGTAGATTACATGTTAGCAAGTGCTGCATATTCTTCAACAAGAAGTGGCAAATTAAATATCACAGTTAACAGCGTTGACGGTGACCTCGAATTTAATGATGACTTTCATTTTACAGGTACATTATCATACCTTGAAGCAATTAAGTTTAACGTATATAAAACAGATGAAGATGGAGATACAACAAACGATACGATAGCTATAAGTTACACTAGCACTATGCCTAGCGATGATCAAACTAAGATGACTTTTAAAGTCACTAATAAACAATCTTAACATATATGCTAATGAATGTTTGATAAAAACTACGAAGAAAGACTTTCTAACTGGCAGGTATTTCGATCAAACTTAAACACCTCATCAGATGCATTATTAGATGTTATTAGATTTTATCAACAAGCACCGATTGTTAGTATACATACAGATCCGTATAATGAAGAAACTTGGCCAAGTCCTTGGGAACTACTTTACGAAAACCAATACTGTAGTTTTTGTAAAATACTAGGAATGTGCTATTCTTTACAGTTAACTGAAAGTTTTAAGGACAAAGAATTTGAGATACATATAGGTGTAGATCGACAAAATCATGAAACATATTACTTGCTTTCAATTGATAGCAACGTGATAGGATTTAATGATAATTATATACATATCAGCAAGTTACCTAAGAGTATTGTTATAGAAAGAAATTATTTTATGCCACAACTATAGTAAATAAATACCACATACAATCAAGAGAAACAGAATGAAGAGGAAGAGAAATATGTCCAACGGTACTATGATCGTTAAACGAGACGGAAGTAAAGAACATTTAAACATTGATAAGATACATTTTGTAGTGGAACATGCATGTTCAGGTTTAGCAGGAGTTAGTAGTTCACAGATTGAAATGAATGCAAATTTGCAATTTTATGACGGAATGAGTACTGTAGAGATCCAAGAAGTTTTAATTAGAAGTGCAAACGATCTAATTTCATTAGAAGCAGTAAACTATCAGTTTGCGGCAGCACGTCTATTAAGTTACAGTATTAATAAAGAAGTCTTTGGAGAATATAAATCTATTCCATTGTCTCAAATGATAGAGCAAAATATTGACCGAGGATTATATGATCGTGCAATACTAGATTGTTATACGAGAGAAGAACTTACTACACTAGACTCTTATATTAGGCACTCTAGAGATGAAAACTTTACCTATGCTGGCCTGAGACAAGTAGTAGACAAGTACCTGTGCCAAGATAGAAGTAACAATCAATTATTTGAAACACCTCAGTATATGTATATGATGATAGCTGCAACATTGTTTGCAGAGTATCCTAAAGAAACTCGATTACAGTATGTAAGGAAATATTATGATGCGACCTCCCTTTTTAAGATCAATATCCCAACGCCAGTTATGGCGGGAGTCAGAACCCCTGTACGCCAATTTGCAAGTTGTGTGCTCGTTGATAGTGACGATACTCTTGACAGTATTTTTGCTAGTGATATGGCTATTGGACGCTATACGGCGCAACGTGCAGGCATTGGTATTAATGCTGGTAGGATACGTGCAGTCAATTCTAAAATTAGGGGCGGCGAAGTAGCACACACAGGAATAATTCCGTTCCTAAAGAAATTTGAATCAACAGTTAGATGTTGTACACAAAACGGTGTACGTGGTGGAAGTGCAACTACACATTTTCCTTTTTGGCATTACGAAATTCAAGACATCCTTGTATTAAAAAACAACAAAGGAACTGAGGACAATCGAGTCCGTAAGTTAGATTACTCAATTCAGCTTAACAAAACAATGTATGAAAGATTGTTAGCAGGAGGCGATATAACTTTGTTCTCGCCACACGATGTGCCTGGCTTGTACGAAGCATACTTTGGCGACCCAGCAGTATTCCAAGAACTATATGAAAAATACGAGAGAGCATATAGTATTAAGAAAAAGACTATTCCTGCAATGGAACTATTCTCTGCATTAATTAAAGAAAGAGCTGAGACAGGTCGTATCTATATTATGAATGTAGATCATTGTAATACACATAGTTCATTTAAAGATACTGTTTACATGAGTAATTTGTGTCAAGAGATTACGCTTCCAACTAAGCCACTTAATCACATTGACGATGAAGAAGGTGAAATTGCATTATGTATCCTTAGTGCTATTAATGTAGGACTTATTAAAGAACTAGATGACTTAGAAGAACTATGCGATCTTGCAGTTAGAGCATTAGAAGAAATTATAGATTATCAAAAATATCCAATTAAAGCAGCAGAGAAGTCAACTAAAGCTAGACGTTCATTAGGTGTTGGTTATATTGGGCTTGCTCATTACCTTGCGAAGAATAAAGCAAAATACAGTGATCCATTAGCTTGGGACCTTACACACAGTTTAACTGAAGCCTTCCAATATTACTTACTTAAAGCAAGTAACAAACTTGCAGAAGAGCGTGGAGCATGCGAATTTTTTAACCGTACTAAATACAGTGAAGGCATCCTTCCTATTGATACGTACAAAAAAGAGTTAGATGCTGTAGTTAAAGGTGAACTAAACTATGATTGGGATGGCTTACGTAAAAGCATTGGAATACACGGTCTCAGGCACAGCACTTTGTCCGCACAGATGCCAAGCGAGAGTAGTTCCGTTGTGTCAAACGCTACCAATGGAATCGAACCGCCTAGAGGATACTTGTCCGTTAAGAAGTCCAAAAAGGGGCCTCTTAAGCAGATTGTTCCACAATATAATATCTTAAAAAATTACTATACACTACTATGGGATATGCCTAATAACGACGGCTACATTAATGTTGTTGCAGTTATGCAAAAATTCTTTGATCAAAGTATTAGTGGTAACTGGAGTTATAATCCAACACACTTTGAGAATAACGAAGTTCCAATGAGTGTTATGATAAAAGATCTTCTAACAACTTATAAATTAGGTTGGAAGACTGCTTACTATCAAAATACATACGACTATAAAACAGACGACGAGATTGTGTTTGAAGAACCTACACATTCATTAGGGTGGCACGACGAAACAAAATCAGCTCCAGTAAGAGAAGACTTTGCTACTGAAGAAGAATTTTGCGATGCGTGTGCAATATAAAGGTTGACAATACTAATAAAAGATTGTATACTTAATACTTAGAAGGGATAAAAATTTAATGGCAAAAACTGTATTCAATCGTAAAAAAATTGACTTTACAAAACAAAATATGTTTTTTGGAGAAGACCAAAATACTCAAAGATACGACACATTTAGACACCCTGTGTTTGATAAGTTAAATCAAACTATGCTTGGTTACTTTTGGAGACCAGAGGAAGTAAGTCTACAAAAAGACCGTTCTGACTTTGCAAACTTCCGTCCAGAGCAAAAACATATTTTTACAAGTAATTTAAAATATCAAACATTACTCGACAGTGTCCAAGGACGTGGTCCGTGTCTAGCATTTTTGCCGCACGTATCTATTCCTGAACTAGAAGGTTGTATTGTTACTTGGGACTTCTTTGAAACAATCCACTCACGTAGCTACACACATATTATGAAGAACGTGTATGCTGACCCGTCAGAAGTATTTGACACTATCTTAGATGATGAAGAAATTATCAAAAGAGCAGTAAGTGTAACTAAAAATTACGATGCATTTACAGTAGCAGCTGATAACTGGAACTTCCATAAAAAAGGTAGTATGCGAGATGTAAAGAAGAAACTTTATCTTGCAATGATGAATGTAAATATTCTTGAAGGCTTACGTTTTTATGTTAGCTTTGCATGTACGTTTGCATTTGGTGAGTTAAAGTTAATGGAAGGCAGTGCTAAGATTATTAGCTTAATTGCTAGAGACGAGAGTCAACATTTAGCACTTAGTACGCATGTATTAAAACTTTGGTCACAAGGCAAAGACGATCCTGAGATGGTACAAATTGCTAAAGAATGTGACGAAGAAGTATATGCTATGTGGAGAGATTGTGTACTAGAAGAAAAGGCCTGGGCAACGTATTTGTTTAAAGACGGATCAATGATTGGTCTTAATGATACTTTGTTGAATCAGTATGTTGAGTACATTGCAAACCGTAGATTAAAAGCACTTGGTCTTAAGCAAATATTTGATCAACCAGTTAATACTAATCCGCTACCTTGGACGCAACATTGGTTAAGTAGCTCTGGGCTACAAGTTGCTCCGCAAGAGACGGAGGTAGAATCGTACATCATCGGTGGTATTAAGCAAGATGTTAATGAAGAAAGTTTAAAAGGATTTAGTTTATGATAGAAGTATTAGTACTAACTAAAGATGCATGTATGTATTGTGATCAAGCAAAGGAATTACTAACTAGAATGCATATTCCATTTAAAACTCGTAAACTTAACGAAGATCTTACAAGAGAACAAGTTTTTGAAATGTGTCCAAATGCTAGAACATTTCCACAAATTATAATCGGAAACAAGGTGATTGGCGGATACAGCGAACTAACTACATATATAGAAACAACAGGATTTAACGGTACAGGACACTCATTATAATGCTATTAGAAACACCATATAAGATAGGGGATACCGTATCTTTTAAACTAAGCAGTGGAGAAGAACTTGTCGGAAGACTCGAATCAGAGAACGATAAGTCCTATACACTTAACAAGCCAATGGTAATTATTGCACAACAACAAGGATTAGGATTAGCCCCGTTCATGTTTAGTGTTTCACCAGAAGGCAAATTTAATTTGCAAACACAATCAGTCAGTTGTGTTGCAAAAACTGAAACTGAAATTGCCAAGCAGTACATAAGTACTACCTCAGGCATTCAACTTGTTTAACAACAATAACCAAAGGAGAAAATGATGAGTATACATGAAGAGATCGTACTAGCATTTAATAACTATCTAAAAGAAGCAGAAACGTTTGAAGAAAAAGGCGTCAAAGCTGCAGCAGCTAGAGCAAGAAAAGCACTAGGTGATCTTGGTAAACTTTCTAAATCACGTAGAGCTGAAGTTCAAGATAAAAAGAACGCAATGTAAGATGTGGGCTGTTTGGTGTAAAGCAATTGGTACCAAAGCCTACAACAACAAAGCAAAAGCAGACAAAGTAGCACTCATCCGAACAGGGTGGGTGCTTCTTCATATTATAACATGCCTAGCTATCATACTAAATACTTGTAAGGCGTACAACTTACTCTAAAACGTCATAACACAAAAGATGTAAAATGGCTAAACACATTGAATTAGATCCAACGAACAGACCCTGGGAATACCACTGTGACGGTACCAAGGTTTGGAAGAATACCGGGTCGGCCAAACCTTGGTCCGAACTTGATCAACAACATTACGACAAGGCTAAAGACTATGAACAGTGGAAAGAAACCTTCGGATACGAATGGCAAGACGACCAATGAAATTAGTTCCGGAATAACATTAAAGTTTCGTAGGGAAGCCTACAGAAGATTTTGGATGGTAAAGGGATCTCTTGCTTGTCACCTATGGAATGATAACGACATAATTACAATGCATGATAATTATATTAATAGGCTATGGTATAACGAAGAATCTTACATAGCTGAAGAAGGTTTTGAAGCTGAATGGCAAAAACTTTATCCTAGTTTTAATATAGACGATATTGCAATACT